CAAAAAGAAGTAAACCTTATGTTAGATGACGTAACAGAGTACGTCTTTGAAGTATTGCAGAACTCTAACTTTGCACAAGAAGTGCATGAGACGTTTCTAGATGTTGCAGTTGGTACCGGTGTCTTGCTCATTGAAGAAGGAGATGCTGTACAACCAATAAAATTTAAAGCAATACCCTTACCTCAGATAGTATTAGACTCAGGTCATGACGATAAGATAGACCATGTCTTCCGTAAAAGAAAAATTAGAATGAAAGATCTCCCTTATGCTTACCCTAATGGGACTATGTCAGAGAAAATGACAATGGATATGGAGAAAAACGGAGAGATGTCTTGTGAAGTTTTAGAAGTTGTCTATAGATTATACGAAAATACTAAAGAAGAAGAACATAGATACTGCGTTATTGCTACTAATTACGAGCATAAGATAGTAGAAACAGCTTTTAAAGGGCTGGGTTCTAACCCTTATGTAGTATATAGATGGTCAAAAGTAGCAGGAGAAGTCTATGGTCGTGGTCCTTTACAGTTAGCATTGCCAGCAATTAAGACTTCTAACCTTGTTATTGAGTTAATATTAGAGAACGCACAGATGGCTATCTCTGGTATGTACCAAGTAGAAGATGATGGAGTTATAAATGTGGATAATATTGCTTTAATCCCTGGTACTATTATCCCTAAAGCAGCAGGTTCTAGCGGACTCCAACCCATAGCACCTGCTGGCAACTTTAATGTTTCCGATTTAGTTCTAAGAGATATGAGAACGAACATTAAGAAAGCTCTGTACAATGATATGTTAGGAACACCTAACGAAAAAACTCCTATGACAGCAACAGAAGTCGCAGAAAGAATGGCTGATCTGTCAAGAACTATAGGAGCTGCGTTCGGCAGACTACAAGCAGAGTTAGTTAACCCTGTTCTTCAGAGAGTTATTTATATTCTAAAGAAACAAGGAAGAATAAAAGTTCCCGTTGTTAATGGTAGAGAAGTAAAAATTCGATCTTCTTCTCCGTTAGCACAAGCACAGCAACAACAAGATGTTGCAACGATTGACAGATTCTTGGGTATGATTCAGATGAGAGTAGGTCCTGAACTAACCAATATTTTAGTGAAGCAAGACGAAGTGGCAAAGTATGTTGCTAAGAAGCTTGGTGTTCCTGAAGAGCTAATACGTTCTGAAGAAGAAATGCAACAAGCCGCACAGCAAATGCAACAGATGATGGCACAACAACAAGAGCAAGGACCGCCAGTTGAGGAAGCCTAAGAATTACAGCAGTAATTATTAGGAGGTAATAATATGCACAAATCAGTACTGGTTATCAGCGACTTACACATTCCCTATCATCATAAAGATTCCTTTGAATTTCTAAAAGCAGTAAAGAAAAAATTTAAACCTGACACTGTAGTCAACATAGGAGACTTACTTGACTTCCACGCAATCTCAATGCACGAACATAATCCAGACCTGCCTAGTGCTGGAGACGAATTAAATCTAGCAAAGTCTTATGTTAGAGAGTTAGAACAAATCTTCCCGGACGTAACAGAAGTTCATTCCAATCATAGTTCATTAGTATATAGGCGTGCAATTAAGTACGGTATGTCTTCTCAATTCTTAAAACCTTACGGAGATTTCTTGGGTACAAAAAATTGGAAGTGGGCTGACGATTTGACACTGGAGATGAGCAATGGTAAAAGAGTACACTTCACACATGGTAAGAGTGCAGATGTATTAAAGGTTTCACAGACTATGGGAATGTCGGCAGTACAAGGACATTACCATACGAAGCTATCTATATCTTACTGGGCTAATCCTGATAATATTTATTGGGGTATGCAGGTGGGGTGTTTAATAAATCAAAAGTCTTTAGCTTTTAGTTACGCTAAAAACTTTAGCACAAGATTTATGTTAGGGTGTGGTATCATTATAGACGGAATACCTAGATTGTTACCAATGGTTTTAAACAATAACGGAGATTGGATTAAGGAGGTTGTATGACGGACGAGACGAACCCAGCTTATTATCAAGCAGGAAAATGTGCTTGTGGTAAATCTTTACAGACTTATGATTATGTAAGGCATTTGCCATATCCTGATGCTAGTGCAATTAAATATATCACTAGGCACAGACAAAAAGGAAAAGCATTAGATATAAAAAAATCTATATGGTTTTTAAAATCAATATTAAAAGAAGAGTATGGAGAAGAATATGCCGAATAAAAAAGAACAAACTTTAATTGGTCTTGATAATTATAAAAGAAATTCAAATGACGAGCAAAATTTAAATAGTATATTTGCTGTTTCTTTTACAACACCAACAGGAGCAGAAATACTTTCGTATTTAAAAAGTATAACAACTGAATCTGTTGCTGGTCCTGAAATATCAAACGAACATCTAAGACATTTAGAAGGGCAGAGATATATAGTAGGGCTTATTCAAAGAAGAGTAAACAAAGGCAGAAGTCAAAACATTGTAAAGGATAAACAAGATGCAAGAAAATGAAGTAATGGAAAGCCAAGAAGAATCAAACCTAGAGGGAGAGGCAACAACAACTGAACCTTCTCCAAGACCTGACTTTATACCAGAAAAGTTTTGGGACACAGACACCGGCAACATAAATTTAGAAGAGTTTGGTAAATCTTATTCTAACTTAGAAAAATATGTAGGTGGGAAAAAAGACGAGCTTAGGCAAGTTGTTATAGACGAGTTAAATTCAGAAGCAGAAGCGTCTGCTCCTGAAGCTTATGAGCTCCCCCCTTTGCCTGAAAATATTACAGAAGAAATGATAGAAGCAAACCCTATGACAGATTGGTGGGGCAACTTTTGTAAAGAAAATGCTTATTCTCAAGAAATTTACGAAGAAGGTATTAATAAGTATGTAGACAGTTTTGTTGGAAGTCTTCCTGACATAGCAAAAGAAACAGAGCTATTAGGAGAAAACGCTGAAGCAAGGTTAGATGCGGTTAATAGTTGGGCTTCATCTTTCTTTCCTCCTGAAGAATACGAAGCTGTTGCAACATCTTTAGGTGCAACTGCACAAGGAGTAGAAGCTTTAGAAAGAATAATGGAAACTCAAAGAGAAGGCATCTCTAGATCAGGAGCCGTTGCTCAACCTGAAAGAGCTTTAACTATAGATGACGTAAGAAATATGATGAAAGACAAAAGATATTACGACTCAAGAGAACGTGATATGTCCTTTGTACAAAAAGTAGACGAAGCTTTTTCTAGGCTTTATCGTGGCTAATGTTATATGTAGAAAAAACTACACCCGAAGACTGCTTTAGGCTTGCACCAAATCTAAAGCAGTTGGATAAATTTGAAGTTGCTTTATGGGGTATGGACCCTTTGCAAGCGTTACTCATTCCATTTAGATACAAAAAAAATAACAAACATACCTATACTGTTTTTGATACTAGCCACAATATAGTAGCTATATTTGGCGTTGCTCCAACTATAAACAATACAAAGGCAGGAAGAATATGGTTATTGTCTTCTGATTTGTTAGAAAAAAATTTCTTTTATTTTCTTAAAGTTAATAAAAAATGGCTTTATTACCTAGAAGAAGACTACAGTTACATTTCAAACTACATTACAGAAGAGCAAGAAACCTCAATAAAATGGCTAAAGTGGCAAGGTTTTACTTTCGCTAAAAAACCAATGCTTGTCAAAAATGTAAAAGTGTTGTATTTCTATAAGAGATTACACAATGTAGTCAAATATGGTACACAGCCCATATTAGAAGAGATCGGTCCAAAATGGGCAACCCATTTAATCTAAGTTGGAGAACTGTTTAATTTTTAATATTAACTTTTATAAAGGAGAGACATTATGTCTACATCTATAAGTACTGCCTTTATTAAACAGTTCGAAGCTGAAGTCCACATGGCATACCAACGTATGGGTTCTAAGCTTAAAGATACTGTTAGGCAGATTAATAACGTAACTGGTAGCCAAGCACGTTTCCAAAAAGTCGGGACTGGTTCTGCTGTGTCTAAGTCAAGACACGCAATGATTCCAACTATGGAAGTGGCACACACTACTGTGGACGTAACACTAGCTGATTTCTACGCAGCCGATTATGTAGATTCACTAGACGAATTGAAGACAAACATTGACGAACGTCAAGTTCTAGCTCAGTCAGCTTCTGCTGCCTTGGGTAGAAAAACCGACCAACTTATCATTGATGTTTTAGATGCTGGTTCAAACTCAAACAATATTGTGCATGGTTCAGCCGCACTTACTTTGGCTAAAGCTTTAACAGTATATGAAGAGTTTGGTGCCGCTGACATTCCTGATGACGGACAAAGATACTTTATAGTATCTCCTGCCGCTTGGGCTGACCTATTGCAAATAGACCAGTTCTCTCGTGCAGAATATGTCGGTGAAGCTGACCTACCATTTGCAGGTGGTTTAACAGCTAAAAGATGGCTTGGCTTTATGTTCTTCACTCACTCTGGTTTATCTCTTTCGAGTACAACTAGAGACTGTCATGCTTACCATAAATCAGCAGTTGGTCTTGCGACTGGTGCTGACATCAGGACTGAAATTAATTACATTCCTGAAAAAGTAAGTAATTTAATAACATCATATATGTCAATGGCAGCAGTCATGATTGACAATCTTGGTGCTATTGAAGTTCAAGTAACAGAATAAAGGAGAATAAAACATGGCTTATGCAGCAGCAAACCCTATTGCCAAAGTTGCTCAGATGGGTGCAAACTCATTGTGGTACTATTCTGACGGAGACGCTACTTCCGTTATAGTAGGCTCAGGTTACTTTAACTCTGCTACTGCTGAATTAAAACAATTTGACATGATTCTTACTGTCGGCACTAATGGTGGCACAGCAGAATCAGACTTGTTAGTTGTTACTTCAGCAACAGGAGCGGCTACAGTTACTACAACTAAATTGGCGTAACGCAATTATATGGGGGGACTCACGTCCCCTCGTATTTAAGGTATTAAAAAATGGCAGATAGTAAATTCGATATATGTAATAAAGCTCTAGTATTAGTCGGAGCAAATATAATTTCTAGTTTTTCACAAAATAGTACAGAATCAATAGTAGCAAATCAATTATACGAATCAACATTAGAAGACTTACTGACACGTTGTAGATGGAGATTTTCAGCAAAACAAGTGCAGTTAAGTAAAAACACAGAGAATCCAGACGCAAGGTACGAATCTTCATACGCATTGCCAAGCGATGCTTTTATGATACACACCATAACAGTTGGAGACAGCGTAATTATTTATGACAGATATGGACAAAATATATTTACAAATACATCATCGTCTGATACTGTAATTGCAGATTATACTTTTCAACCCTCAGAAAGTATTTTCCCTCCCTACTTCAAGCAGACGTTAGTTTTCGAACTAGCGTCTTTGTTTGCAGGGGCTATAGCAAGAAACGATCAACTAAGTCAAATGTATGAAGTAAGAGCGGCACGTCAACTAGCTATTGCCAAGTCTATTGATTCTCAAGCACAAACAACAAAAAGAGTTGATGTTAATAGGTTTAGGAATAATAGAAATAGAACCTCATTAAACAACATTACTGCAACTAGTCCTTCATAATAGGTATTTAATGGCTAGAGTTAGAGTTCATCAAAACAGTTTTACAAAAGGGGAACTTGACCCTAATATGATATCAAGATTAGACCTTGCGGCTTATTCTACTGGGTTAAAAAAAGCACGCAATATTGTTGCAATTAACCAAGGCGGGGCAGAACGAAGAGGAGGCACAGCATTTCGTGCAAACTTAGGCGGAGAATCAAGGTTAGAAGCATTTGTATTTAATCTTGGGCAAGAGTATATATTTGCATTTCAAAATACTGCACTTAAAATCTATTCAACAAACGGCACATTGTTGCAAACAATAACTAGTTGTGTTTGGGAAACAGATGAGTTATTTGATATGGACGTAGCTCAAACAGGTGACACAATGCTCATTGTGCATGAAAATTTTTCTCCACAAATTATAACAAGAACAGGGGCTACTTCATTTGCAAAGACTGCATTTGGTTTTGATACTAGCACTAACGGAGAAAAAGTTTACCAACCTTATTTTAAGTTTGCAGACAATACAGTTACCCTAGATATTAATGCAATAGATAAAGACAACACTAGCGTTACTTGCGTAACTTCAGCAGATTATTTTACTAATGCTTATGTTGGTATGAGGCTTAGGTATCATGGAGTTGAGTTATTAATTACAGCATATACCAATGCGACAACTGTTACAGCCACGCTAAAAGGTGATGTCTCTATTGCTTTAGATGATGACCCTTTTAAAACAGCACAAGGTTCAGGCGTTGTAGAAGTTACTATGGCTCAACATGGATTTTCTACTGGAGCTAGTATTACTTTGTCAGGATCAGAAGATGTTTTTGATACAGACGGAAATGGTATAACCGCAGCAAATCTTAATGGGACTCATAGTATTACTGTTACAGACGATAATCATTTTACATTTACAGCAGGAAGTTCTGATACAGCTACAGAATCTGTAGATGGAGGTGGCGTTAATGTTAAATTAGCAGGACACCCTCCAACAAAAAATTGGGACGAACAAGTAATTTCTTCAGTAAATGGATTCCCTCAAACAGTAACTTTCCATGAACAAAGATTATACTTTGGTGGAGTTACAGCTTTGCCAGATGGAATACAAGGAAGTAAGATAGGATCGTTTTATAACTTTGATGTAGGCGAAGCGGCAGATGATGACTCTATACAAATACAAATTGGCTCAGATCAAATTAATGAAATAAGACATTTGATATCAGGTAAGAATATACAGATATTAACAAGTACCGGGGAGTTCTATTTAAAACCGCCTGTCTCGCAACCTGTTACTCCTACTGATATTAGAATCATTCAACAATCAAAATTTGGCTGTCAACTAAAATGTAAACCAAAACAATTTGATGGAGCTACAATATTTATACAGAATAACGGCAAAACTGTTAGAGAGTATCTGTATACAGAAACGGCAGAAGAATATACTGCTCATAGTATTTCCTTGCTTTCTAATCATTTAATAAAAAATCCTATAGATTCGGCTATACTTTCTTCTATGAACGACAGAACAGAACAATTTTATTTATTAGTAAACGAAGACGGAACTATATCAGTGTTTCTTTCTCAAAGAGCAGAAAAAATAGCAGGCTGGTTACAATGGAATACAGATGGATTATATGAGTCTGTTACTTGCACTAACACAGGAATATATGCAGCAGTTAAAAGAACAATTAATAGTAGTACTGTTTATGCCTTAGAACAATTTGCAGACCATTCTTTTGATTTGCCAACTGATTACACAGAAACAAAGACATTATCAGGGTCTTACCAACCCCATGGATCTCCTGCTGTTAAAACAACATTTTCCTCTACAACAACATTCATTGGAGATGGATTTACTAACGCTCCTAGCGTTGGGGAAACATTCCAATTTGCAGGAAGTGGAACAGTCTATACTATTAACTCCGTTAATCCTACTGGTGGGTCAGGAGAATATACTATTGTTCTTAATGTCGTTGCCTCGCAATCTGCAAATGCTACTATGGTTTTCTTAACAAGTAAAGTATTTACCGGGTTAACAAATCACGCTCTTGAAACTGTTCATGCAACTTCTGGAAGCACAGAAGATGGAGTAATAAATTATTATGGAAGCGGTATAGTAAACGCAAGTGGTATTTTAATTATACCAATAGCTACCGGGGCAGCAGATTTTGGGTTAGATTTTACAGTTGAAGTTACAACTCTTCCTATTGACGCTACTATAGAAGGAGGACAACTTACAGGATTACCTAGAAAAATTGGTAAATCTATATTAGAATTATCTTCAACATATAATGTGCAAGTTAATTCAAACGATGTGGTTATTACGCAAACCTCATCAACTGGCTTAACAGCATTTACTGGGAAAAAAGAAGTTTATGTTTTAGGCTATAGTTTAGAACCTAATTTAACAATTACACAATCAACCCCATTGCCTATGCGTATATTAGGAATAACTACGGAGATATATTATTAATGTTTGCATTATTATCAGGATTAATTAGTGGTGCAGGAGGGGCATCGGCTGCGTTAAGTTTTGCAAGCTTAGCTATGACAGGCGTAACAACTATGATGTCATTGCAGGCACAAAAACAACAAATGAGATATTCTCAAATGCAAGCACAGTTGCAACAAAAACAATATAAAGACCAAGCAGATGCGACTGAACTCCAGTATAAAGAAGCAGAGTTAGATAGAAAGAAAAAGTATTTTGATAGATTGTCTACTAATAGGGCATTAATGGCAGAGTCTGGTATAGATTCGGGGTCTGCAAGTTACAGAGCTTTGTTGCAAAGTAACTACAAAACTCAAAAGAAAGATATACAAAATATAAAACTTATGGGATTAGAAGATAGGTTAAAATCTTTATATGGAGTTCAACAAGCAAAATTATCCGAACAATCTGCTGGTATTAACTATAGAAGTGGAGTTGTAAATACTTTAGCAAACGCTTCTAGTAATATTATTGATACCGGTAGAGAGTTATTTCCAGCAAGATCAATGCTAACAACTGATAAAACAACAACAGGTTAAACAGGAAAACATATAATGGCATTAGAAAAAGAAAAAAAAATTATATCTTATCAAGATAAGATTGGGGTTAACAGTGGCTCTGGATTTGGTAGCCTTGCTGAAGCTTCTAATAGAGAAGCAAATAATTTTGATGTTATAGGCAATGCTTTGTCTAGCAAGTTATTAAATGTTGGGCAACAAATTGGCAAAAAAACAGGAACAACTGCCGCACAAACTTATAATATGAAACGTGGCACAAGAACTGTAACAGATGCAAACGGCATTGAAACAGAAATTGATATAGTTGAACCTATTACCGCTCCAAAAGGATTAAGAACGGCTAGTCAAATAGAAGCTTTTGATACAATAATGGTTAAGAGATATACAAAAGAAGTTTTTAGCACATTAGAATTAGAAGCAAAAAAAATATATAGCGATGTTAAAAGAAACAATGGTACAGCACAAGACTTTGAATCATTAGCTGTTCCTATGTTTAATGCTATTAATGAGAATGTTCCTACTAATATTCAACAAGCAGTAACAGATTATACTGATAATCTTCTAATATCATATGGGGCAGATATTGATGAAATACATAAAAACAAACAATACGATGCAGACTTAGCAAGCTACGTAGCTGAGTTAACAAACAGTGGAAATATAGAATTAAATAAAATTGCAGACGGAGCATATGATGACCAGTCTCTAAACAATGTTATAGAAGATTATAATTTAGGTATACAGTCTGGTTTTATACAAGAAGCTGACTTAACAGCATTTAAAGCAACAATAAAAAAAGAAAAATATTACCATCATCTAACATCAAGCATTAAACCTACAGTAGAAAATTTACAAACTTTACAAATACTTCTTGAAGAAAGTAGCATTAATACAGCAACATTTGATTTAAAAAATGGGAAACAGGGATCTATAAATAAAGAAGATTTTTACAAATCAGGGATAGATCAAACATTTTTAGATAACAAAAATATAAGAATATCTAAGTTAACT